GATATAAGTCACGATATCCTAAAGCAGCTTGTGCAGATACATAAGCCTTAGCGATGCTTGTAGAAATATAGATTCTTAAATCTTCTTTTCCGTAAACAGTGTTAGGGATTGCATCTACAACCTTTTGGATTTCAGCGATTACGTTAGCAGAAGTAACAGTAGTACCTGTAACATCTACAACGTCAGAGTCAGCAGCTAACAAAGTAGCAAGACCGTCAAACTCACCAGCAGTAGCGTCAGTACCTTGCCAGATGTTTTGCTCAGTTTTCTCAGCAACTTTAGCAGCAACGTGACCGATTAGGAAATCAGCAAATTTAGGAGGTAGGTTGTCATAGGCAGAATAACCCATTTGAACAGCTTCCCAGTCAGAACGGAAATCCTTCTTACAAAGCTCAAGGTTTACTTGGAACTCTTCAGGTTGAAGGATACGCTCTGTCAAAGTCAAAGAACCAGCGTCAGTGAAGTCACAAGAAGCGTTTGCAATAAGACCGCTTGTAGCAACTTTCTTTACAACTTCTTTGTACTTTACATTAGGCTTTACAGTAATACCGCCGTTAGCGATTGTATTACCGCTTAATAGAGCAGCAGAGATGTACTTTCCAGCAAACTCTCCTGCGTAAGTAGTAGTAATTGATGGAGTTGGCATAATTTAATTATTAATTTAGTTTGGACATTACTCGGTCAAGTGTCGATTGAGGGCGATTTTGACCGAATTTGAAGCCCTCGTTTTTTTGTTGTTTTTCTTCTGGATTGTGTGCAAGAGGCTCAACTGCTGGTTCAGCAGATAGTTTCTCGATTTGTGCATTCAATTCAGCTTTTTCTTGCTCGTAAGTTTCCATTTCCTTACCCATTTCACCTTTCATTGACTCAATCATATCTTTGAGTTCAGCGATTTTAGAATCAAATTCGGATTTAGAAACATATTTTTCTTCTTCTAACTCTTCTTCTTCTTCAGATTTTTCTTCTTCAGCAGGAGCTTCTTCTTCTTCATCGTGCTCAGCTAAATCCTCTTCAGTAGATTCGTTAGATAGTTCTGTAGCTTCTTCAGCTACTTCGTCTTCAGACAATACAACTTCTTCCTTGACTTCAACTTCAGGAGCAACCTCTTCAGCAGATACTTCTACGTTATCTACTTCTTCTTTTACCTCTTCGGAATTAATCATAGAAAGTTTCTGCATAATGTCTTTTAAAATAAGAGTTGCTTTACCTTCCATAATAAAAATTTAACTTTAAAGTGTATAATAATAACTAATAATAATTCCTCTGTTAGATTTTCCCTATACCTTGAGCTCTTAATGTTCCATCGCAGCACTTGCGTGAGTAGGTTCTACCGTTTTTGCAGAGACAACCACGTTTTGAATTGCGTGGAGACGTTCTGCTTGGTGTTTCTTCTGTTCTTTTCATTTCTTACTGCTTTTAGGGTGTTTCTTAGGTAATAGGTCGTAATCTGTTGTGTATTTGGCGTTTTGAGGCTTACCGTTCTTTAGTAGGTATATATAAGCGTTAACTCTCGCTTGACCCCACTGTTCAGCAGACTTTACCATTGGACTATGTGACGTTTGAAATGCGCCAACACCACGCTGATATACAGATTTAAGTTGACCTACGGTTGTTCCATAACCGAGTTTAGATTTATACTTCTCATTAAAGTCATTTGCTTTTTTCTGTAGCGACTTTAACACTCTGGCTGGAACAGATACTCCCCTTCCTTTCCCAGCAGCTCCTTTTGGATTGCGTTTGCTACCTCTCTTTGGAGAAGGGTTTTTAGTATCGGAATTTGGTGCTTTCGGGCTTCTAACAATTCTTCCTTTGTCATCGTATTTTGCTAATTTATGTTCTTTGCAAGGCATATACCAAGTCTGCCCATCTACATCGTGCTCGTGGTAACCATCGCAACCAATATCCTTTGCAATTCTTAATGCTTCTTCTTTTGTGTCGTAGGCGAGTCTTCCGTCAATCTCTTTGGTGGATAACTCCGTCTTGGATTCCTGTGAATTTATCTCGTCAAGTTTAGTTTCTGCCCAACGGATTCCTTCTTCTCCTCCCCAAGCATCCCACAGAAGACCACCACAACCTTTATTGTATGGCTCATCTTTCTTCTTCTCAAATCTATTGTAAGATGCCATCTCTGATATCAAACAACGAGATAATGGCTTACCATCAACTAATAGTTTGGCGAATTGCCACGCTTGAGGTGTTCCGCATCTCGGCTTATTACTATCATAGTACGCAAGAGCTTGTTTAGCGTTCTTTCTGGCAGCAGATGGGTAATCTTTGTATGTTTTGTCGTATAAACCAAGTTCAAGCTCCTCAGATAGCTCGTGACAGTCGCAATTAAGCTCTAATTCGCCTAATTCACGCAGTTTAGACCTACTCCAAGCTAATCCTGCCTTTCCACCCCATAGAAGGTATGAAATTGTACCACAAGCCTTAGAATCGCTTGGGTCATAGTATTCGGCAGCTCTTGATAAGTAAGAATACATCCTCTTTATCGTGGACACACTGAGTTTTTCACCCCTACTGAGCTGCTGTGCTCTTACTTTCCCTACAGAGGTGGCGCACTTATTGTTTACCTTCTTATTTAGCTCAATACCACGCTTTGCGTTGTTTCTAACACCACTTCCGTAGTCTCCGTATGTAGCTAATTCGTATTTATTGCCAAGAATTACGTTAGCAATCTCTAAAAGTACCTGTTTTGCTTCGTTTTCTTCCTCAAGTTGCTCTATTTGAGACATAGCAACCTCATCAGTGAAGTAACCTTCAATAGAAAAGCCTTTTACTTTACCAGATTTAACATAATCATCCCAAACTTCGTCATTATTTACCTTCATAGATACCATCCAAGTACCTACAGGCATATCTAAACCGTATTTACGGCTCTTGTCGTGCACTTTATCCTCTACAATCCACGATTCTACCACAGACAAGCCGTTAAGCTCTGCTTGGTGCTCTAAAGTGCTTTTATTTTGATTACCACGCATCAAAAAAAGCTCTGACGCTTTGCGTACAGTGTCTTCTGAGAAGTAAATGTAGTATTCATCCTCGCCATTACGTCTGTAGATGTTCTTATTAGGGATTAGTGCTGCACCCATAAGAATCTTTTTCTCTTTATCTACTTCGGCAAGTTTTACTTCTTTCTCTTCGGATAGGGCGATAAAATGCTCTTCTATCGCTGGTTTCTCTACTATTGAAATGGCATCTATGCCAGAGAACAATCCTTCTTCGTCTATAAAAAGTTCTATAATTCTCATACTATTAAATTAACCGAATGATGCGGTGTTTGTTATGTTTCTATCAAGTTCTTGTTGTGTAGATATATCTTTACCTACCACAAATGCTTTTACTGGTTTCTCTTGCTGAGTTGTTACGGCTTGTGCTAATTGAGATGTCTGAGATGCACCGACAACATTAAAGTCTGGTGCTTGAATTTGCAGTCCACCACCAGAAGCTCCTCCTGTTCCGCCACCTCCAGCACCAAGAGAACTCTGATACTTTTGACGAGCTATATTTGCTACATTAGCAAGTCCTGTTGCTATTGCTATAGCCTGAGCTATTCTCGCTCTAATTGGCGATGTTGGGTCACCAACTATTAACTGAGAACCAAACGCAGCTACACCAGATTGATATGTGTCCATAAGGGCACGACCAATTCTAACTCCTTTATCAATCTTGAATTGCTTACGCTGAATATCATCTTTCTTTTTAGCAAGGTCTTGTGTTAATTTCTCCTGCAATTCTTTGTTTCCTTCAGCTGCTTCCATATCTCTGGCGTATCTCTCTTCTAAGGCTACTGTTTGATTGTGAGCTGTTACTTCAAATGTTTGAGATAGTGCGTCTGATACAGCAACATATTGGTCTTTAAAGAAGTCGAATCTCTCCATCTCCCTGTTTTGCTCTTCATCAGTTAATTGAGCCTTCAACTTAGCTAATTTTAATTCACCCTGAGCCCTCTCTTCAGTTCCTTCTGCGTGAATCTGATTCAGACTCTCTTGAAGTGATATCTCGCTATTCAGTCTTTGGATGTTTCTGTCTATCTCATTAAATTGATACTGTCCAGCAGCAAAATCTAATTTATCTTGGTGGGATGCTAAAATATCAGTTTTCTGTTGGTCGAGTTCAATTATTCTTCTATCCGCCTCAAGTTTAACTTTAGTTATCTTGGCAGCTTGTTCCGTATCTAATCTGACTATATATGAATCTAACTCTTCTTTTGATTTCCTTACAGCCTCATCGCTTCTTTTTATAGCATCTGCTTTAGCATCTTCGTCTTTAGTTCTTCTAAGGAAAGCATCCAATCTCCTTTTTTCATCCTCAACAAATTCTTCCTGCTTTAATCTCGCTCTATCTCTTATCCCCTGAAACTCTAAGTTTACTTTAGCAGTTTCTTTTTGTAAGAATGATTCAATCTCTCTCTCTTGAGACTGCTGTCTTTCTTTTTCAAAGTCTAAATCACCTTCTTTATAAGCTCTATTTCTCCCTCCTGCACCTCTTTTACTTTCGCTTATTTCAAGGTCAACAAACTCTATAAGAGAATCAATATCCTCTTGACGAGCTGCAACAGTTTCATCTCTTCTTTTTAATGCAGCCATAGCCTGTCTCTGCTCAAGGCTATATTGTCTTTCTATTAACTCTATTTGTCTTTGGTAACCCCTTGTACCCTCTTTAAACCTACCTTGTAAGTCTTCCTCAAGTTTGGTTCTTTCTTCAAGTAATCTTAGAGCCTCTGCTTCAGTAGTATTTAATTCCCTTAGCTCATTATCTAAATCTATTTGAGCTTGAGTTTGCTCTCCAGATAACTCTTGTATCTTTTGCTTGGCAGCTTCAGATTTAGCTAATTTAACTATAGCTTCTCTATGTAAATCAGTTAATCTTATAGCTTCTTCAGT